CCTCTACTCGTTGGTCTGACACTATGTACCTATGCCGCGCAGGCGTTGCACCAGCTCATCAAGGACAGGGACTCCAGAAGCGGCTTATCCGACAGCGTATTAAAGTGGCCAAAAGATTAGGCATGAGTTGGGTCATCACAGACACCAACGAAAACCCTGCGTCTGCTAACAGTTTGATAGCTACAGGTTTCAAAATGTTTGAGCCATCTCAACCTTGGGGTTTAAAAACGGCACTGTACTGGAAGTACCGGATCAAACATGCCGTATAAAGACGAAACTGTTAAGAAAACTAAACAAAAGACGTACGCAAACACGTACTATGAAAAAAATAAAGCGACTGTAATTGCCGCAAGTAAAGCCTCGGCCAAGGCGTATAAAGATCAGTGGCGTAGCTTTAAAGCTACATTAGCTTGCATAAAGTGCGGGCAAAACCACCCGGCCACGTTTGACTTCCACCACATAGACAGCACCACAAAAGAAGCCTCGGTCAACAAGCTGATAAAAAACCGGGCATTTAAGCGGGCCATGGAAGAAGTCAAAAAATGTGTTGTGCTTTGCTCTAACTGCCACCGCATACACCATCACGATGAACGTGAAAACAAGAAAGCCAAAAAGAAGGGGGCCGCAGCCCCCTGATATCACTCTGTTTTAGCAGCTTCTGCTTCAGCAGCCGCAACTTCATCTTCATCTTCGTCTTCAAACTCGTCGTCAAGCACGGCAACAGCTTCGTACTCAACAGCCCAACCGTAATTTTCCTGAAATTCCACAAACTGTTGGAAAATCTCAATCATCTCAAAATCGTGAGTCTCAATAGACAGCTTGTTGTTGCCAAAGTAGCCAAATTCCATTTCAAATTTCATGATGTGCCCCTAAAATTTATGCAACCACAGCGGCTGCAAGTCCATCCTAGTTTAACTTTATGACAAGAAAAAGGCCACCCAAAGGTGGCCTTTAGTACGCAAACTGCGTATGGATTAAGCGCCGGGTGAACCGTAAGCGCCACGTGGGTCAGACCAGCCGAAGCTGTAACGCTCACGAGCCTTGTAACGAACGTTACCTGTGTCAAAGTCGCCTTCAAAGGCTGTCTTGATAGGTGAGCGCTCGAACATTTTCAAGCCGTTAGGTGCATCAGTGATGATGAACCAAGCGTTGACGTCTGTCAAGTAGTGGTTGACAGAGTAGCCTTCTGGAAGCATGCCCATAGACTTGATAGCGTTGATGTCGTTATCAGCAGTGCCAGTACGCAAAGTGCTCTTCATCAGGCGCTCTGCAGTGAACTGCAGTTCCTTAGGAACAATCATCTTGCGGCCAGTCAAAGCGACCTTCAAGCCACGCTCGTCGATAAACGCTGCGATGTCAATCAAGGCTTGCTCCAACGATGTCTCGTTCAAGTCTGCAGGCACTGCGGGAGTGTTTGCATAGTTGGAAGACAAAGCAGTTGGGTGGGCTGTAGAGAACAATGCAACGCCGTCGCCGCCGGCATAGTTGCCTGCAGTGAAACCGTTGTTCAACACAGAAGCAGCTTTTACTTGCTTTGTGAAGCTCATTGAACGAGCCATAGCTTTGGTGTAACGACCTGACAAGCGGTCATACAAGTTATCTTCCACAGCTTCCTCTGTCAACGCGAAAGCCATAGCGATGGTTTCGTGTGTGTAGCGGGCTGTGAAGGATTCCAGTGCTGTGTCGTACTGAACGCCGGCACCCTCAGTTTTCACTGGAGCAGAACCGAAGCCAGTCAACATGACCTCTTCTTCAAATGCACGGTCAGAAGTCTCGATAGAGAAGATCTGCTCGTGCTCGTTTTCGTAACGCTTGTACTCTAAGCCGAACAGTGCGTTCAGGCCGGGCTCAAGTTCTTTTACTAGTTGGGAACGTGTAATAGCCATGATTATGCTCCGTCAGCAGCAACGCCTGTACTACCGTACTGGTGTTGATTAAGTTTAACAACAACCACAGCGTATTGACCCAATTCATTGTCAGGCTGATCGCTCAAACCAACAATTTTCATAGTCAATGCAGCAGTCTTCGCGGGTGTTCCCAATGTACCGTTAGAAATACCAGTCACAGTGCTACCAGTTGTGGAAGCAGTAGGATCAGCATTCTTACCGATCTCGGCTTGAGTAATAGTACCCGCAGCTTGGATCAAGAACAATTGGTTGGGGTCATCCAACACTTCGCAAGCAATGATGCCTGAAGTGATATCGACGCTACCGGGGTAGAAGTTTTTCCATGTGGGCTTGCCCGCACGGGTTGGGTCATAGTACTGGCAACCGTTAAACACGCCTGTGGGGGCGGCATGTGTGGATGCGTCATACTTAATGATGTAGCCGTCGTATACGACGACCAAGTCGCCTTGGTAAATTGCTCCGGCTTGATTATCCTCAATCTGATAGCCGTACTGCTTCTGGGCACCAGTAGCAGACAAGTTACCAACGGGACGCAAACCAAAAGGCTTATTGATATTTGCCATTTGTAGCTCCTACAAAAATTAAAAAATCAACTTTTTAGGGTTGACGGAATGAAGTGCGCGAGCTCCTCTCGGGGCTCTGAATCCGCATTGTAGAGTGTGCGTTTTCTCGCATCATCTCGTTGTCAACAGCGTGTAACTGTTCCTGAGCCTTACGGCGGTAATACTCGTTGCGTTCTGCAATAGTCTCATCGGGAACTCTTGCAAGCAAAAGTCCACCTACAGAAACAACTCCAGCATGCTTACCGTCATCAACGGTAGGCATCATGCCTTGGTATTCTTCGGGCAACTCTTCTAGACGGACTAGTTCATAGCCCTCACGAAGACGGCTATAGACGTTTGCTTTGTCTATTTGCCCGTTTACTTCAGCACGGATCCAACGATGCTTAAACCCTTCAGGGGCAGGTGGCGCGTCAAGACGTGAGGGAGGGGTCCAAGGACGGCGACGTTTTTCCGTATCGCGTGTTGCGCGGGGGGCTTTGTCGATAGTAACTTTAGTCATTGTTTCACTCCTTAACATACTTGGCATACTCTTCAAGAGGAACGCCCAGTTTTTTTGCTATAGCAACCTGACTCGGCGAAAGCCGGACAGTACGGCGCGCACTATTTATTCCCGAACTACGGGCGGCAGGGGCAACAGCAGGCGCGGAACGCTGTTGTCTGGATTGGCTAAACTTGTCTGGAAAAGTATTCCTAACACGTTTGTCAAGTTCAGTATAGTACTCATCTGAATTTGGGTCAACACCTTCTTGTTCAACAAGTGTTTGGTGTATGCCCCACGCAGCATAAGTCATCACGCGGTCTTGTCCAAACCACGAGTTTTGTTCTGCCCACTCCTCTGCACGAGGGCTAGGTGTAGGACGCTGGGGCTGTGGCGCAGGCGCTGGTTGCGCTTGCTGGTAGCTCTGCTGCTGAACAGCCTCTTGCTGTGTTTGCAACCAAGAAGCTACTTGACGTTGCTCACCACCCAAAGCAGATAAACGCTCTTGCGCTTCTAACTCAGTATTAATGTCATTCTCTTCACGCGCTTTGGCAATGATTTGACGTAACTGGGTCTGCTGGGTCTCCAGACGAGTCTTAGCTTCGTTCAAACGGCTGTAATCCGTCTGTACAAGCTTCTGTTGGAGTGACTGCGTCTGGTTCTGCAATCCGTTAGCGTACTCAAGGGCTGCTTGCTCACGGCGCTCTGCCTCGCGCATGCGCGCGGTGAGTTTAGAGATGCGCTTTTGCACACCTTCACTAACCTCATCCAATTCATTCTTAGGAGCAGACTCCTGTTCAGGCTTTTGGAAAATATTAGCTTCTGGTTCAGGTGCCGCAGGACTCTCGTCGCCCTCAGGACGGTCAAAGCTCACATCTGTGGCCTTCTCACCCTCTCCAAGGTCAAACTCAAGTTGCGAATCGTTCAGTACTTGTGTCATATGCTTCCTTACATGTGCAGAATGTCATCTGGATCGCTGATACGGGCCAGAATCTCGTCATCATTGAGAATACGGATCTCTCCGCCATCAATGCCCATACGTGCGCCAGCGTACCGACCAAAAATGATCCAATCGCCTTCTTTACACCAAGGACCGTCCGGAAACTTGTCGGTGTCTTTGTAAGCGAGTGGGCCAACGGCCAAAACGTATGCACAAGTGGTAGTGAGTTGCTGTCGTTCCAAGGTTTCTTCGGCAAGTTCAATGCCGCCCTTGGTTTTCTTAGCGCCTCTGTAGGGCAACACAACAATCCGCCAGCCGGTAGGCTGTGGAAGGTGGTCCTTGATGTTTTCGATGCGTTGCTCTTCTTCTGCCGCTTCAATTTTGGCAGCCTCAGCAGCAGAAGCTTCAGCGGCGGCTTTTTCAACCGCTTCCTCAGCCCATCGTTTCTCTAATGCAGTCATTTCCATCTGTTTGGTCCTTTATTGATCAGAGTTCTTGTTCAAAAGGTCCTGTATGGACTCCTGAACAAACGCATAACCCTCTAACCGGCCCATCAAATGTTTGTACTGCTCCATCGACTTGACATTGCCGCTGCTAACGAAGTCTTTAGTTTCGTTTTCAAGCCTGCGAATGGCAAATATGACTTTCTCTGCAAATTCAAGCATGGATAACTCCAATGAAGCAGACAGATAGACCCCTGTCCGAAGGTTACGTGGCTATTATGCACACTTTTACGCTATTTTTACCTTCTTAAATGCATCTTTTCGGTAAACATACGTTACTTTTGGATCATTTTGTGGTGTTTTTACACGTTTTGGCGCTCCGGACATCTCCTTGGGCGCTTTTTTAGGACTTTTTGCTGCTTTGGTTTGCATTTTTTGCTCCTTGTTGGGCATTTCGTATGGCATCTTGGGAATTCTTCTGTGCAGCAGCCTGTTGTTGCAGTGCCAAACGAGCAGAATCAAACTGAACATCAGCCTGTTCCTTCTGTTGATCCAATCCAAGGCGCTGTTGATCTATCTGCAGCTTAGCTTGATCGCGCTGAGCGCTCTGTCCAAGCTCTTGCTTCTTCAATTCAACCAGCGGATCGGTCTGTGGACCCATCAATTGGTTCTGCAAGGCCTTGACCTCTTGGAAACCCTGCGCAACCTTGATCGCAATCATTGCTTCGCGTTGCAAAGAGGAGATAAGCTGGTCAGGATCTGTGCCGTACTGTTGGAACAACTCGGCTTCCACCTCTTCTTCCGCCTTCAAACGGATGTGATCAAAGATGTGCTTCTGCAGAGTAACTGCAACGTTAGGCATGCCCTGCATCATGGGGCTCATACCAAACAAGATATGGGTCAAGATGTGTGCATCGTGCTGCTGACCAGCAAAAGCCTTCAGTGGTGAGCCGTCCAGCGCCTGTGCGTTCTCGCTTGCAGGATCCTTTGGCTTATCCACCTGCTGTGTGTTCAAAATGGTGTCGATATCACGCACACCAATGGCTTCATACATGCGGCGATAGGCCTCATACATGTTGTGCATCTGCGGTGCGCTCTGCGCCAGTTGCAACTGGGTCTGCGCCATCGTGATACGCTGGGCAACAGAGAAGATGTTGGGGTCAGAGACAGGCAATACATCGATGCGGTCATCAAAGTCACGCGCCTTGATCCTGCGGCTCTCACCGGGCACATCGTATGGGTACTCAGCAGGCAAATAGTCTGCAAAACCTTTTGCCAACAACTGAAATTCCATGCGCTGGCTGTAATGCAAACGCTTGTGGATAGCAGACATCACCGCACTGCCCTTTTCAAGCAACGCAATCGTCGTTCCCACAGCAGCATTCTGGTTGCTGTCACCCACTTGCATGTCGGTAATGCTTGCCAAACGGCGACCAGCATCTACGCAGAAACCAAGCAGCGCAAACAGCGTCTGGCTAGGCTCTTTGTATGGCAATGGGAGCAACGATGCAGACAATTCTGCACCACCAGCGTCCATGTCCCTGAACTCACCGGGCGACAACGGTGTGTCGTCGTTTGCAATGCGCGCACCCTTGGCTTTAAAGCCGGCTGGCAGGTTAGCCAACGTTCCAGCGTCCACCAATTGCTGCAGTGCAGAAGTAGCTGTCTTCGTCAGACCACCAACCAAGTGCAAGAAGCCCAAGCCATACGCACCGGGACCCTGCACAAGCAGATAATGCACATAGTACTGCTTGCGGGCAAACAAAGGATCGCCCTCTTTCCAGTTACGGCGCACACCCACCACAGATTGAGAGATCTCATCAATCGTTACGATGTATGGCAACTTGATACCTGTCTCTTCGCCGTCTTCATCCTTGTGCTCAAAGCCTCGGATGTCCAAATCAACCAAAAACTCCAGCAAACAGATCTCTTCTTCCACACCAGTAGGATCAACACCTGTTGTGCGGTCTGTTTCCTTCTTGATAATGCTCTGGCCCGTCTCTGCCGCAGTCGTCATCTGCGCTGTATCCAAGTACTGACCACGGATCACTGCTTTGCGGTAATCGTTGGTGGACATCGGAACGCGATGTGTGATTCGCTGGCACTCGCTCATCACAGAAGAGCCTGTGTAAGGGATATACAGGTTATCAGGCAGCACCAAAGCGCTTACCATGCGACCTTTGGTCTCGTCGTAATAGACTTTCTTGAACGCTGAGCCACCAAAACCAACATAGAACAACAACTGATCAAAGTCAGGTGTGTACTCTTCCATCACTGTTGTGATTTGGTAGTTCATGAAGTCACGCACGCGGTCCGCTTGCATCAACTTCTCACGTGTTTCCTTGCCCAGCACTTGCGTGCGCACAGGACCGCCCGCGGGCATCAACTCTTTAAGCGCTTGGGCTTGGAACTGCACAATACTCTCTGTCAAAAGTGGGTGCTGCACGCCGCACGCGCCCTTGAATGGCTTGGTGCGCTCTTCAAACGTGAAGCCCAGCATCTTCATGCCCTTGCTGTACTGCTCTTCCCACTCTTTGCGTGAAGATTTGTCAGCATCAAACAGCGACATCAAGTCAGAAGAGATAAGCTGCAAGACATCAGGCTCAATGACCTCGGCTAAGTTGCTGTCATAGGCAACATCATCGTCTTCTGCACCAATATTCACGACCACCGCACCGGTTTCTGCGTCAAACTCAATGTCAATATCCGAAGGTAGCTCGTCTTCCATCTCAATGGCGACATCGCCCCCGGGCAAGTCGTCGATTGTCATGTTCTTTTCAATTGGCATGTTGTGTCCTTACAGATATCTGCGGTTATCAGTGGGCTGGCGCTCGATCATACCCCCAGTAGCTTTTTCTTTGGGGAGTCCAAATAAATTCATTTGGATTCGGCGTGCTAAAGTTTCTTTTGGACCGACAAGTAGTTGCATAGCTTGCTCCAGCGAATTAGCAACCGCATCTTCGCTCCCTGTCATAAACCGAGAGCCATTGTTTAGATCAACTGCTTTGTCTCTGACTGCTCTGAGGCCGTTCTCCTCACTACCATATTTGTTTTCCAACATTCTTCTTTGTTGCACAGTGGGGTTAAACAACTCTAACAGTCGCATTGGGTATTCAGGCAACTGTGTCATACGTAGCCCTTTTAGATTATCTACATAATCAAGGCCCCCGTATGTTTTATCAAGGTGCTGAATGTATTGTTGAATTGCAGGGAGTGCCGGATTGTTTGCAAAATCTGCTGTGTTCCCTTTTTCTTTTATTTCAGTAATAGAAAAACGATTTGTATCATAGGATGGGCCATTATCAGCAACAGAAAACTGGGCTACTGGACGCGCTTGTTTGCCCTCCCCCGTTACTATCACATGCAACCGGTTAAATCCAGAGGCATAGGCTTCAGCGTTTGGTGTATACCTTGTGCACCATCCACCATCGCATCCCACATCAGTGACCAGTTGTTTCATTTCTGGGTTTTTCTTAACATCCGGCAACGCAACGCCTATAAACTTACCTTCCTGTAATTGCGCTCTTGGAAACGCAGGATCTGCACGAAGAGCCGTAGTGGCCATTTTTTGTCTAGTTTCGTTTTGCCAGTTTGTATACCGAGCCATCCGATTGGACGCTGCGGCAACATTTAGTTTTGCCAAAGTATCGTCTGGAAGCATAAACTCTGATGGTATTTTGGCTGCAGGCTGACCATATGCTCCGTACTTTCCGTCTGATTGACGAACATCCAGCATCTTGTCCCGCAACGCTTCTAACTTTAGATTTTCTACTATGTTAGGCGCAAAATCCGTTACCCGTGCTTCGGGCCGGGTTTCTACAATGTTGCGCATGCTTGCAGGCACCCTGTTTGGTGTTAAATCCCCCACCCTTTCCGGATACACAGAAATATCTGTTATGTCCTCTATGCGTTGTGCATATGGCTGCGTTGCCATATTCGTTTTACCAAACCCTTCCACTTGACGCATGTGCTCTAAATCAAATTGTCTACGGCCTAGGAAATGTTTAAGTGCTTGATCCTCTGCCGAATCCGAAAATTCTTTAGGGGCAAGATGCAACGCTTTACCTTCTTCCGCGGCCCTGACCAATTGATCTTGAGGTGTTGCAAAATCTGAACGAAGATATCGCGTAACTGTCTTTGAAAACCAATCGTTTAAGGATTTATCCGTTACTTCCAGTGGTTCTGCTCTTTGACCAATGGTCACCGCCTTGACTACTCTTTCTGCTTCATCAACATTAGGCAAAAACGGAAGCCCCGTCATAGCAACAGGCGTGCCTTTGTTGCGAACCGCATACGCCGCACCGGGAACTGGTAAATTTTGGTTGTACTGCTGGAAGTCTTGGGCCAGCATCTTGGCTGCTTCTCCAGTTTTTCCTGCAACCTTCACCGCCGTGCGGGTCGCGCCTGCGGGATTGACAAGGTTGCTGCCTAGATCACCCGCACCGTAGAAGCCGGCTAACGTTGGGTCAGTGGAGGGCTTAAAGCCAAGGCCCGCGGCCCGTGATTTTTCCTTCAGATACTCGCTGCCCATGAACGGCTTCTCAACACCGCCGCCATACACGTTGGCAATCATGTTGGAAATATCCATCGGCGCACCCAAAATATTCTGCGGTACGTTGGTCATGCCTTTAAGGAACTCTATCTGCCCCTGACCAGACTGGAGCGCCTGCGAAACAGGGCCCGCCTTGCGACCAATGCCAGACTTCTGTGCAATGAACGCCGCTGTGCTGGCCGCTTCACGATCTGCTACATCCTGCGCTGCCATTCTCTCGATCTGCTGCGGGGTCAGGCGTTCACCCTCTTCAGGACTTCCGTCGGCACGCCTAACAGGTTTTTGATATGGATAAAAATTATCGCCCAATAGGTTTTTATGCAAGAACTTCGTGACAGGATTGTCCCTGTACGTATACGCAGGTTGCGGTGTGCTAGGCGGCAAATCACGGGGGTCTAGTCGTGTTTGACGAACCCCGGTCAACGCATCATAAACAGACATCACCCGAACGTTTGGAAACAACTTCTTCATTTCCGGATCACGCGTCAAGGACTTGCCCGTTATCTGCTCCAGTGCAGACAAGGATGCCAACTGTTCGTCAAACAAAGCTGAGGTATCACCATGCTGCTTACGGACAACTTCCAAAGTTTCTGGCCTGAAATAAGCATTTGTTAAAGGACGACCAAAGAACTGTTCCAGCTTTTCACGGTTATCCACCATGTTTTGAGTAAACTGCGACATTGGCCGCCAATCACCCAGCATGTAATACGCTTTGTAATTGTTGTCCACCTTGCTTATCTTTGGACGACCTAACGGATCGCCACCTCTAAACCCAAGACTGTGCTCCAATTCGTGCAGCTTTGTCTCTTCATCCCTTTGCGGACTCAAACCTCTTTGAATATTCAAAATATCTTGAGCCTTGGAGCTGACATGCCCTAAAACATCGCCCCTTTCAGGGAAATACGAAATTTGTGCGCCCGGATTCAATGCCTTCATGTAGGCATCCAACTCCTTTGCGCTGCGAGTGGCAGGCAACGGTGCATTGACAGGGGTTTGTGGTGGTTGCGTTGAGAACTTTATCTCTTGGCCCTCCATATCCACTTCACCGCCATTGGCGTAACGCTCAAGTTTTCTAAAAAACGGCAGAATTTTGCCTACACCCGTTGGTCCTTTGTCCACGTTCCTTTGAGCAAGGTCCATCAGAATACGTAACTCCGTTGCAGCCGTAGCATCCACGTGCCGCGGCGCGCTGTCTTGCATGGCTGGACCAGAATAAGTGCCTATGGCATGCGCTGCCACTTCATCTGGCCTTGACCGGTAGTACCGATTGTCTTCTTCAAACTCTGGGTAGCGCTTACGCAAAAGTTGTGTGCGGTTTCTACCATCTGTACCTACCATTTTTTTGTAGGCTTCAGTAAATTGATTGCTCTTGCCAAACAGGCCCTGCTCCATTGCCTGCTGTTCCATTTGCCGGTCTGCAGCATGTGTCATTTCATGCGCTATTGTTGAAGGCATGTACGTTTCATGCAAGTTTTTGTTAATTTTTATTTTACCCGTGCCAATGTTTGCTCTGTCAGAAGAAAACATCCCATGAGTTCCCTCTGGCAAGTAGCCCGTTACTTTTATGTCGGGGACTGCGTTGCGCGACTGCAAATACCGCTCAAGCTCTTGATAAGCCTCACCCTTGCGTGCGGTATCTTTTGCTTCGGCTAATTCATCACGATAGCTGGCTTTTTGGATTGCAGCATTTCTTCTTGCTTGCCCAGCCTGTCTGCTAATATTAGGATTGCCAATAAAAGGCTTGCTTACATCTTCACCCTCTTCAGGGCTTCCTTCCGCACGGTACACCTCACCGCCGTCAGCAAACCGCTTGTTAAATTGCAAATTCAATTGTGGCGAACCCATTGTTCCACGTGGAACATTCAAGTTTGCATTGAACTGACCCCCCTCAACAGGGCGCTCATATCCCAACGAATACGCCTGATTACCATGCATGCCGGCCGATACACGACCCTCACCTAATGGCATCGATCCAATAAGATTAGCCATGGCCGGAGCGCCTTGGGGCTTGACAACATTTGCACTGAACCCCAAACCCTCAGGGTCCTGCTGCGTGTACGCTAACATCAAAGCACGCGCCGTCTGCATCTTCTCGTCTTTGCTCATATTGGCCATGTTCAAACCAGCAATGACAGAACCCTCACCAGCCTTGGTCCGCGCGCCGAGCATCACGGAATCGGTTGTCGTTCCGCGGTCCTTCATCCGATTCACATTGCTAAAGTATTTAATGTCGTCAGGACGCTTTTCTTCCGCGTCCACATCACCACCATCCTTCATCATGATGGGCGTGACACTCAAATCAAGCGATGCCAAATGATTGACAGGCTTGTACTCTCGCATCAACTTCTCTGACTCGGTTTCTTTGTTTTCGTCGTATTCTTTTTCATCGTCCTTGGCATCAGCCAAAGCCGCTAAAGCAAAAGCAGCTTGATAGCTGGCGGGCATGGACTTAATGTCCGGCAAAGATTTGCCGCTGGCCATTGCTACTGTTGCCGCTGGGGCCTTGGTTGGGGAGGCTTCAGCCATTGGAGGCAGGGACGGGGGCAACGGCTCACGTTCTTTTTTTGCCATTGTTTCACGTGGAACATTGGATGCCGGAATCTTTAACTTGCCCTCAAGCTGCGCCAATACCTGCGCCGCCGTTTTGTTTTTTAAATTAGGATTAGCCTCTAAAACCTTTTCAGAAAAAATCTTATCCGTTGGGGTATCAGGCGCTGCAGACAAGAAATTCTGCGCACCCGTCGCGCCAAAATAATGCGCCGCATACACTTCCTTGGGGCTCGGGTCCCGGCCAAGGAATTTCTTTAAACTGTTGACGTTCTGAGAAATAATGTCCGTACCTACACGGATATTCTCGTCAGTATCAAACTGCTTGCCGGGCGCTCCCTTGTTCCCGGACCACGTCTTATTCAATATCTGAAACAGGCCCGATGCCGTGGAACTCTTTGCCTTGGCATTTGGATCAAGACCACTCTCCGCCCTCGCAATACCCAAGGCTACCTCAGGATCAATACCTTTCGCCTGAGCAGCAGCACGTATCTTTTCAATTACATCTTGGGCCATGGTCCGAGGTCCTCGTCAAATATTTACCACATTTTATGACGCATTTCAATAATACTCAACAGGGCTTGTATCGGGCTCTGTCTCTTCGTTATCGTCAGACTCCAACGCAATAAAGTTGCCAGCACGAAATCTCGTCCAAGCCATCACCGCGGTATCCACTTGGTCGTCATTGTTGCCATTAGGAAAAGCCGCGCATTCCTCTACAAGGTCCTCGGCCCACTCCTTACCTTCAGGATACCAGATCATTCCGGACTCCAATAGAGGAGCAACAGCATTGGCTCGGCTGACCTTATCTTGTCCTGACTTCCTACCACCGGGCGAGAACATCGTGACAGGGATGCCCATCTTACGCAGTTCCTGCTGCAAGGGCGTGCCAGTCGCTTTCGCCTCAATCAAAACATTATCAGGCTGCCAATACATGTATTCATCTTTGGCCATCCGTTTAAGTTCAGGAAAGTCCCACCGGCCTTTGCGCACATTAAGCAGCATCAGGTTTGCACCCGAGTCCGCATCAGGATAGAACACACCCCACGTCGAGATGACAGAGAAGTCAGCAGTCTCTTTCTTTGAGTACGCCGTGTCATACACCTGAATCAGATACTCACACTCTGGTGGATCATCGTACTTCCACTTGCGCCACCAGTTACGCTTCAGGATCGCACCCTCATCATTTGTTGGCTGCTGCTGCCACTGGGCGTTCCACTTCTTCAAGCCAATGGAAACCTTGACCTTTTCTAACTCATCAAGGCTCCAGTAGTCAGGCCACAAGGGTTTACCGGACGGGAGGATGGCAGGGAACTCCAAGACCTCCCACTGGTCAGACTTTAGATAGCCTTGCTGCTTGAGCAGGCGGCCAGACAGATCGTCTGTCTTCCAACGCGTATTGATTACAATGATCGCGCCGCCCGGTTGCAGACGCTGGCGAGGACCAGACGTGTACCACTCCCACGTGTTCTCCATCGCAGTTTCAGATACAGCATCCTGCTCGTCCAAAATATCATCAAGCACGACAACATTACCACCACGGCCCGTCATCGCACCGCCCTTACCAATGAAGAACGCTTCACCGCCTTGGGCCGTGTTCCACCGACCGGCAGCCTTGCTGTCAACAGAAAGCGCCATCTTTGGAAAGAGTTCTTTGTACTTCTCGTCATCGACAAGGTTACGGATCATCCTACCGAAGCGCTGCGCTAACTCTGCTGTGTGGGAGCCGACAATGAGTTTGGTGTCAGGGTTTCTACCCATCAGATATGCTGGGAACAGATAGCTGCCAAGCTGGGACTTACCGTGACGGGGAGGC